CCCGTGGTTGCAAGCGCGAAAAGGACTTAATTTATGTCGCCGGATCAAGGGGATAGCGGGGAGCCCGTAGGGGCTTCACTGGTGCGCGAAAATTCGCCCGGCCCATCGGCCCCGGATGCCGCCGGAAACGCACCGCCGGATGCCGCCGGGCGCGGGCAATTGCTGTCATCCAATCTCGCGGGGCGGCTGCTCATGATCAGCGCAGAGCGCGTGCGGCAATTAGAGCGAGAAGGATGGATCGAGAAAGCCGGGCGCGATCAGTTTTATGTGGTCGATGTCGTACAGGGCTATATCCGATTTCGGAACGATGCCGACCGCCGCGCCGTCAAGTCGGTCGGCGATAATCGGGTGCGTGAAGCGCGTGCGCGTGAAATCGAATTGCGAAACGCGGTGCGTGAGGGACGCCTGATCGAGGTCGATGAGGCGATCAGCATTGTCGATCAGATCATCGGTCTATTCCGCTCGGGCACATCCGGGCTTCCCGCGCGCGTGACGCGCGACCTGCAATTTCGCAAAACCATCGAGACTGCTTTGAATGACATCCTCGACCAGATCGCGGACGCTGCCGTCGAAAGGGGACGAGCTGTGGCTGAGGCTCGCGCTACTAGCGAGGCCGTCGCGGCCGACGCGGCCCGACGTGTGGGCAGCGGCGAACAGATTTTATCCGCAGACGGCGGCAATTCCCGGTCCTCGTGATCCCTGGCTGACGCCTTACATCATCGCGCCTGAAATCGCTGTGGCCGAAGGCGCGGCAAGGCGAATTGTGCTGGTGACGGCATCGCAGAGCGGCAAAACCGAAATGCTGCTCGACATTGCAGGCTCGCGACTCGACCAGAAGCCCGCGCCGATCCTGTACGTCGGGCCGAACAAGCAATTTTTGACCGAGCAGTTCGAACCGCGCGTGATGGATTTGCTCGATGGCTGCTCCGCACTGGCGCTCAAGGTAGCGCGCGGCAAGCGGATGACAAAAACCCGCAAGACAATCGCAGGCGTTTCGTTTCGTCTGGCGCACGCCGGATCGAGCGCGGCGCTGAAATCGGACCCGGCGGCGCTGGCGCTGGTCGATGAATACGACGAGATGATCGCGAACATCAAAGGGCAGGGCGATCCGCTTGGCCTAGTTGAGCGGCGCGGTGATACCTATCCAGATTTCGTCGCGGTCGTCACGTCAACCTGCAAACGTGGAATGGTTCAGCCCGTGCACGATAAAAAAAGCGGGCTCGATTTTTGGGGACATGCCGAAAGTCAGGATGTTTACGAGTCGCCGATATGGGCGCTCTGGCAGGAAGGCACGTGCTATCATTGGGCGTGGCCGTGCCCTCATTGCGCCGACTACTTCATTCCGCGGTTTGACATCGTTCGGTTCGATGAAGGTGTCACGCCGGTTCAAGCGGCAAGGACCGTGCATCTGGAATGCCCCCGCTGCGGCGGCGTCGTCGAGGAGCAGCACAAAGCCGCAATGAACGAGCGCGGTCGCTACGTCGCGCCGGGCCAATCGGTCGACCGTGACGGCGTGGTCACCGGGGACCCACCAGACACCACGACCATGTCGTTCTGGGTCTCGGGTCTGGCGAGCCCCTTCGTCAGCTTTGCCGATCGCGTTCTTAGCTACCTCGAAGCCGTCGCCATGGGCGACAACGACAAAATTCAAACCGCGATGAACGCGGGTTTCGGCGAGCTATATGCGCCCGGCGGTCGCGATGTCCGCGAGTGGCAGCAGGTCGCATCGCGGCGGCAACCATATCGTTTCGGTGAAGTGCCGGTTGAGGCCATTAAAATCTCGGCGGCTGTTGACGTACAGGGCAACGGCTTTTTCTATTCGGTTCGTGCATGGGGTGCGCGGGCCTCGTCCTGGCAGATTGAAAGCGGCGAATTGGCCGGTCTCACCAACGAGCCGGAAATCTGGAACGATCTCGCGAACGTTCTGCTGCAAAGTTATGGCGGCATGCCGATCTCGCTGGCGCTGATCGATTCCGGCTTCCGACCGAACAAGCCGGGCGAGGGGCCGACCAATATTGTTTACGATTTTTGCCGACGCTTCCACCGCTTTTGCAAGCCGACCAAGGGCTACGACCAATTGAGCGCGCCGATCATGCGCGGCAAAGCAAAGGTCACAATCCCCGGCCGCAAATTGCCAGCCACGCTGGAACTAGTCCGGCTCGATACCGACTTCTGGAAGTCGCGGCTGCACGAGCGGTTGGCTTGGCCGGAAGAACAGCCCGGCGGCTTCCTGCTTTCCGCCGACGCCACCGATGATTATTGCAAGCAACTTGTCTCGGAAGTGCGCAAGCTCTCACCATCGGGTAAGCCGCAATGGGTGCCGATCAGTCGGCGCAACCATTTTCTCGATGTGGAAAGTATGAACGAGGCCGCAGGCCATTTGCTCGCGGTGCAGAAAATCCCGCTCGGCACGCGACGGCAAGTGCGCCCGCATGACGATGACGACGACACACCGACGCCGACCCCCGCCGCGCCGCCGCCGTTATTCGATCCGCGCAAAATGATGGCGGGCTTCGCCTCCCGCGTTAACCGGAGCTAAATCGCAAATGGCAACCCGTACCAAGCGGCGTGCGGCCGACAAGCCGCAGGCCGCCGACGCAGCCGCGTCGCGCCCGAAGGCGCGTGCCGGTTTTATGCGAAACGAATTCCTGCAAACCTGGCGGCCAGCCTTGCGCGAGGCGTCCGACGACGTGCGCGCGGCGTGGACCACGGCGGCATCGCGCACCGTCGACATGATCCAGAACTCCGGCTGGATCGCGGGCGCGGTCGACCAGAGCATCGCCTACACGGTCGGCACGGGGCTGCGGCTGGCCTGCAAGCCAGACAGTGAGGCGCTTGGTTGGACCGTCGACGAAACGCAAAAATGGGCACAGACCGTTGAGCGGCGCTGGGAAGCATGGGCCAATCGGCCGATTGAGTGCGACATCGCCGGTCAATCGACCATCGGCAAGATGCAGGCGCAAGCGCTGCGCTCGCATTTCGCCTATGGCGAGGTCTTGGCGACCATGCCGTTCCTCAAGCGCGCCCCCGGCGGGCAATACGGAACTAAGGTCCAAATGTTGCCGCCGCTGCGGCTGTCACAGGACAACAATCCGCCGACGATGCGGCAAGGCGTGATCCAAGACAATTTCGGCTTTCCGCTTGCCTATCGCATCAAGGTCCCGCCGGACCAGTTCAATATTACGCAGCGGTATCGCGACATCCCGGCGCGCGACCCATGGGGCCGATCGCAGGTCATCCACGTGTTCGACGGCCAGCCCGGTCAAACGCGCGGCATCCCTTTGATCACGCCAGCGCTACGGGTGATGCGGCAATTCGATCAACTCGCTGACGCCACGCTGACCACGACGCTGTTGCAAACGATCTTCGCCGCGTCCGTCAAATCGCCGAACCCGACCGACGAGACCTTGCAAGCATTTCAGGATTTGGTCGAGCAGCGCGCCTCGGAGGCGGGCTCTGCCGGTGCGGTGCCGTCGCCATTTGAGTCGATGCTCAACATGCGGGCGGGCTGGTACGACAACACACAAATCGACCTTGGCAGCCATGGCAAGATTGCGCATCTCGCGCCGGGCGATGAACTCAATTTTCATTCCAGCCAGCATCCAAACTCGACCTATGACACCTTCGCGCGCTTCCTGTTGCGCGAGGTCGCGCGCTGCCTTGGCATCACCTATGAGGACTTCACGGGCGACTATACGCAGGCGACCTATTCGTCGGTGCGGATGGCGACTTCGGCGATGTGGATGATCACGGTTTATCGCCGCGTCAATATCGTGGCCCCGTTCCTAAATCCGATTTTCGAGTCGTGGCTTGAGGAAGATATCGAGCGCGGCTGGACCCCGTTCCCCGGCGGCGTTGACGGCTTCATTGCCAACCGCGCCGCTGCCGCGCGCGCACATTGGCGAGGCCCGGCCAAGCCGCAGGCCGACGATCAGAAATTTGCGATGGCGATTCAAACGCTGCGCAACATGGGCGTCGTCAGCGACGAATGGATTTGCGCCGAACTTGGCGAGGACTGGCAAGACATCGCGGATCAATTGGCGCGCGAGAAAGCCTACCGCGAAAAATTGGGACTTCGTGATGGGTTCGATGCTGCTCCGCAGCCAGGTTTAGCAGTACCCGGAGCACCGACAACGGCAACGAAGTCGCCCACCGATCTGCCTACCGATCAACCGAGCGATCCGAACGAACAATCATCACCAGAGGGTGTTTAATCATGGCAAACGTCGTCGGCGATTATGTCTTGGACAATGGGCTGACCGCGCTCGATACGCTGGCGGATAAAATCATTCTGGTCTCGGCTGATCCTGCCAATTACGCAGGGGTCGCCGCGCTCACGCTCGGCACCAAGACGTTTGCGGCGGGCGCTGCCGTTGGAGCGCCCGCCGCTGGAACGCCGAACGGCCGCAAGGTTTCGACCACCGCGATTACCGATGGCGTCGTGAGCGCAGACGGCACCGCCACCGGCTGGGCCATTGTCGACAGCGTCAATTCGCGGCTGTTGGCGAACGGCGATCTCGCCGCGTCGCAGGTCGTCACGTCCGGCAACACCTTCACGCTGCCGAGTTTCGACATCACCCTGCCGGGCGTGGCGGCGTAACGCCACCTCTCGGGGCCGCGCTGATGGCTATTGCATTCGACGCAACTGTCGGTGCCCGCATCCCCTTGGGTTTTGGGGGCACGCCCGGCTTCACGACTCATGGTCCGAATGAGATTGTCGTTCTGACGATCAACACCGTTCCGAATGGCCCAGCCCCGGTCTTGGTTTCATCGGTCACGGACACGACCGGCCTGACTTGGACACGGCGCAGCGCAACATCATCGGCCAATGGCTGGACCGCAAACGGCAATACTTGCGACACGGTCGAGGTCTGGTGGGCGCTTTGTCCGACCGCGCGATCCGGCAATCTCACGATTACACACGCATCAAGCATCGAAGTTGCGTCGGTCTCGACTATGTCATTCACGGGCGTTAACACCGCCTCACCTTGGGACCCGAGCCCGTCCTTTCCAGCGACCGCGACATTCGCAAGTCTGACGGCCAATGCGACGCAAACCCCTAGTGTCAGTGCCTCGACAACCGGCCCCAGATATTTGCTCGGCATTTACGGCAGTGCGAGCAGCGGCAATAAAAGCCCTAGCTCGTCGGGCTGGACCGATCTCAATGGGAACAATGGCAACCCTGTCACCCATCAATGCACGAATGATACCTTCGGAGCTTTGAGAAGCGCTGCCGACACTAATTTTCCTTTTGTGATGTCCGCAGAAGCCACATGGGTAATGGTGATCGATGCGCTGGTGCCAGCGCCGCCCATGACCGCGTCGGCGCTCACCGCGCCCGCGCCAGTGTTCGGCACCGCAACTATCAATCAGGCGCACGGCCTCGCCGCGACAGCGCTGATCACGCCCGCGCACGCCGCTGGTGCGCCAGCGCTCGGCCAGCGCATCCATGTGACCGCGACCGCGCTGATCGCCCCGGCCCCGTTACTCGCCATCCCACCGCTCGGGCAGGCGCACGGCCTCGCCGCGACCGCGCTGACCGCGCCCGCGCCGCGCTTGGACCCTCCCGCGCTGGCGGCGGCTTACACGCTGCTGGCGTCGCCGCTCGCCGCTCCTGCACCGCTGCTCGGATCGCCCTCGCTCATCGTCCCAATCAACGCCGAGCTGACCGCAATCAACCTCGTCGTCACGCGCCCGGTATTCAGCCCGGCGGCGCTGCGCCAGCGTCACGCGCTGTTCGCAACCGACCTGCGTGCCGCGCCTTGGCACTACGCTTTCCGCCCGGCGCTATCACGAAGGATCATCGGCAGCGCCGACCTCAACCGGATCGAAGGCAGGCCATGACACAGACCCACCCGCAATTCCTGTTGTATCTTGGCGATACTTGGACGTTCGACGCGGCGCTGCACGACATCGACGGCGGTGCGCTCGACCTCACCGGGGCCGACATCGAATGGAATTTGCGAGACCCGCAAAAGACCATCGTCGCGGCCTTGAGCGTCGGCGACGGCATCGAGGTCACCAATGCGCTCGGCGGGCTGTGCCGGATCACCGTGCCGTCCGCGCGAACCGCCGCGCTGGCCGAGGCCTCCTACACCGACGAAATCCGAGTCACCATGGCTGACGGCGAGGTCTCGACTCAAGCGGTCGGCTTCATCGTTACCACGCGGGCGGGTTCGCCGCCGCAGGTCGCGGCAGAAAACCCCTGCGAAACTTTGGCCTTGCTGCAAAAGGCCCGGCTCGATCTCGTTACCGGGCAGCGTCAGGTCAGCGTCACCATGGAAGGGTTTTCGGTCACGTATTCCGATCGAGGCGACATGCCGTCGCTCGACGCGGCGATCCTGCGCTACGACGCGTTGTGTGCCAAGGCGCATGGCAAAGGCCCGCGCCGCTTTGCAATGCGCGCCGGGCAGATGTTCCGCCGATATTAGGGAAATCCCAGAATGAATTATCTCGCCCACATCGCCGACCGCGTGCTCGGTCGACCGCTATTGATCCACGCCGACAAGCTACACTTGATTGTCGCGGCGCTGGGCGACCGCATCGGCGTCGTCGACATGGCGATCGACACGACGGAACTGGCGGCGATCTTCACGGATGCACGCCGCGACCGGCCCGCCGCCAGCCGCATGGTCGGTGAAACGGTCGGAAGCCCGCGCGCGCCGCTGTATCAGCGCGTCGGCGGCGTCGGCATCATTCCGGTGGTCGGCAGTCTGGTCAATCGCGGCGTCGCCATCGGCGAGGATTCAAGCGGCTTCACAAGTTACGAAAGTCTCGGCACGCAATTGGATGCGGCAATGTCCGATCCATTGGTGCGCCAGATCATGCTGGATATCGACTCAACCGGCGGCGAGGCGGCCGGACTGTTTTCGCTGACGCAGATGATCCGCAACGCGCGCACGCAAAAGCCGATCACCGCCGTCGTTAACGACATGGCGGCATCGGCCGCCTACGGCATCGCCTCCGCAGCGACCGAAGTGGTTGCGTCGCCGACCTCGACGGTCGGCCATATCGGCGTGGTGATGATGCATCTCGACCGCTCCGAGGCCATGAAGATGAAAGGCGTCAAGCCGACGATGGTTTATGCGGGCGCGCACAAGGTCGACGGCCATCCGTTCGGCCCGCTGTCATCCGAGGTCCAAGGCGATCTGCAACGCGAGGTCGACTCGCTTTACGGCCTGTTCATCGAGCAGGTCGCCGCTGGCCGCCCCAAGCTCACGACCGATGCCATCAAGGCAACGGAGGCGCGTTCGTATCTGGGCGCGGAAGCCATGGCGCGAGGTCTCGCCGACCGCCTTGGCACGTTCGACGAGACGCTCGCGCGTCTGATGCAGGCCAACCGCTTAAACATTCAACAAGGAGTTAGAGTCATGACCATGCAGAACAATGAACTAATCGCGCGCGCCGATCACGAAGCGGCCGTTGCCGCCGCGCGCACCGAAGGCCACACCGCAGGCCATACCGCAGGCCGCACCGAGGGCGAGGCCGCTGGCCGCGCGCAGGCGCTCGCGCGCGTGCAAACTATCCTGACGTGCCCCGAGGCCGAGGGCCGCAGCGCGCAGGCCATGGTGTTCGCGCTGGAATCCGATATCGCCCCGGAGGTCGCGGCCAAGGCGCTCGCGGCCTCGCCGACCGTCGCCACCGCCGCTGCGGTCCCGGCACTCGCCGCACGCGGCAACCCGGCTCACGTCGACACATCGGCAGAGCAGCCGAGACAGGACGCCACATCAATGTGGAATGACGTGGTCACGAAAGTGAATGCCGAAAACGCGAGGCATCGTCGGTTCGCCTGATCCTCGCACCGCTCAAACAATCTTTGAAACAAGGAGTTCAAAATGGTCAAGCTAGTTGAAAGCACCCACGCGTCGGCCGCCCTCGTCGGGGAGGCAGAAAACTTTTATTGCCGCGAGTCGATCAAGATCGCGCCAAACACGACGATCGAGGCTTGCACCGTGCTCGGCCAGGTGACGGTTGGCGGCGCTTATACCGGGCTTGCACCGGGCGCGGCTGATGGTTCTCAAACGGCGAGCGCCGTTGCCATCTATGGCATCAGCACCGGAGCAAACGGCGGTGAGATTGCCGCATGGGTGCGCGGCCCGGTATCGCTTCGGCGAAGCGATATTGTCTGGTCGCAGCCCGGCATCACCGAACCGCAGAAAACAACGGCGCTGACTGCGCTGGAAGCTCTCGGCTTCGTATTCCGCTAACGGCTTAGTCCTCGCCCCCAACCTGCAAGCAAAACTTGCAGGTTCGACCTAGCAAATCATTCGACCCGACCCGGCCCGCAATCGCGCGCCGGGTTTTTTATTGGG